GTGTCGAGCCACATGCGGCCGGTGGCGACGGCGAGCGCGCAGTCCGTGACGAGCCAGGACTTGCCGGTCTTCGGCGGCGCGATGATGTTCATCGTCTCGCCCTGGCGAATGAGGCCGTGAATGACGGGCGGCCGCAGGGCCGGGTATGCGGCCGTGAGGTCGCGGACCGAGAGGGGGGATTCGTGCGCGGCCGCCTGGACCATCTGCCGCCAGTGGTCCTCGACCAGGGCCACCGAGACCGCGTCCGGGGCGTAGCGCGCGATGCTGGCCGCGATGCGCTCGACTTCCCGGACCGCCAGGGGCGGTCGGCAACGGTCCTGGTTCGCGCGGAGGAGCGAGGCGAGGATTTCGGCCTCCGACATGCCCATCCGCCGCATGCCGCCGGCCAGTCGCGCCAGGGCGCCGTTCCTTTGGCCTTGCGGAATAGGGTTCGCGTCGGCGCCGGATGTCGCAACCTGCGCCAACCTGGCGGTTCCCGGCGCGACCTGGTCGAGCGCCTGGGCGAGCCAGGGCGGCGGTTCCGGCAACTGGTCGGGCGGAACGTCGAGTGCCATCGTCTCCTGCCACCGGTAGACGCCGTCCGGCCTGGCCGAGGGCGGGACGACGATGTACCCGCCGTCGCCCCGGGTGTCGACCTTAGGCGCGAGCGCGCTTGTGGTGTTCCGCCAGGCCTTGCCCTGAGGCTGGCGGAAGAGGTAATGGCATCCACCGCCGGGGGTCACCTGCAGTCCACGTCGAGCGCCAGGAGGCCTTCGGTCGGGAGGCCGATGTTGGCGCTGGGCCGGTCGGACCACCAGCGCTCGATGGCGTCCGGGTCGGTCGTCGCGTCATGGAAGCCGTGCTCGGTGACGGGCCTATTGTCCCCCGGCGCGCACGGGAAGACGCGGTAGCCGAGGTCGGCGTACCTCAGGGCGGCGTCAAGCAGGGCGTTCTCAGACCTTAGTATCAAGGGGCAGGCTCCTTCCGGCCCCTTGCGAAACAGGCCATCTTGCGGGAGTATGGTGCGGGAGGAGGGTGACAGGATGCCCCAAAGCAACGAGTACTCAGGCAGTAGCCTTGAGCAGCGAAACGCAGAAGGCGTGATTCGCGCCGCTCTGGAAGAAGAACTCGGAGTCTCGTTGTCCTCCGGAGCCCGACCTGCGGGACTTCAACTCGATGGCTTCGCGGACGGCCCCACGCCCGTCCTCGTTGAGATCTGGGCGCACCAAGGCCCTGCGAAGAGCGCTCAAAGGAACAAGGTGATGGCGGACATGTGCAAGCTCCTGTTATGCGAGCGACTGCTCGGCAAGACTTGCCGTAAGATCGTTGCCGTATCCGATGAGAAGGCCCACTCGTTCCTTCAGAACTCCTGGCAAGGCCGCTTTGCCGAGGAGTTCGGCATTGAGCGACATGCTGTTGACATCCCGGAGGACGTTCGCCAGCGCATTCGCGATGCTCAGCAACGACAGTACCGTTGAAGCCCATCTAATCGCTCCCTTGCGCCAGCCGCGCCACCCGCCGCAGGACGAGGTAACCGAGCAGGTCGAGTTCCGTGTCGTCGCCGCCGTGCTCGTGCCCCCGCGCGACGCGCGAGAGTTTGTCGTCGATGCGGACGTTCAACTGCTCGAGCGGGCCCGCGCGGCTGAAGATGGAGTTGGCGTAGGCCCGGTTCTTTTCAAGGAGCATGGCCTTCAGGTCGTCGCAGACCCGTGCGATGGCGGTCGCGGCGTCGGCTGCGTTCATGGCGGTCTCCGGTCAGAAGGGACACGTCCCGTCGTCCATGTAGACGTACTCGGGCTCGGGGCCCCCGAGGTCGCCGCCCGCGAGGCGCGGCGGCTTCGGGCCGAGGGTGTGGCCGACGACCTGGTCGTACTTCTCCCCGGCCACGCTGCGGACGGTGATCGCGAGCGTCTCGGCCACGCCGCCGGCGCTCGCGACCGCCACGGCCTCCTCGGCCGTCCCAGGGACGGGCTCGTTCGACCGCTCGCGCCACCAGGCCTCGGCCTTCGCGCGGGCGTAGCCGGAATGCTCGAAGCAGACCCACTCGCGGCTGGTGGTCTGCCACCCGATCTGGTACTCGACGCGCATGGTCTTCGGATGGTCCGGCGGCGCGTCGCGCTTCGTGTGGACGGCGTAGACCACGTCCTCGACCGGGTGCTCGGTCACGGTGACCTGGCCGGAGAGGATGGCGGCGTCGGAGGCACGGGCGTCATGGCGCCGGCGCTCGCGCGGCGGGAACTCGTGGCCGCACTCGGGGCACCTGGCGTACCCGGCGGCGACAACGGCGTGGCACTCCGGGCACTCCTTCGCAGGCGCTTCGCCGTTCGTCTTGCCCGGTTCGGCAATGCGGATGGCGTCCACGGGACCGTGGCGAAGGACGTTGCCGCCGAAGTCGAGGACGAGGCAGTCCTCTTTGCCGGGCGCGAGGCGAAAGCCCCGACCGACCATCTGGTAGTAGAGCCCCGGCGACATCGTCGGCCGCAGCATCGCCACGCAATCGACGTTCGTGGCGTCGAAGCCGGTCGTCAGGACGTTGACGTTGCAGAGGTATTTCAGTGGGGGCTCGTCAGCGAGCAGGTCCTTGTCGCGTCGGCCTCGGAACCTGGCGATGAGGCGGGCGCGCTCGGCCGCCCGAGTGTCGCCCGTGACGAAGCCGCACTCCAGACCATGGTCGCGCCGAAGGACCTCCACGACGTGCTCGCCGTGCCGGATGCCACTGGCGAAGATGAGGACCGACTGTCGGTCGCGGGTGTGCTCGACGATCTCGGCGCAGGCGCTGCCGACGAGGTCGCCCGAATCCATCAGGTCCTCGACCTCACCGGCGACGAACTCGCCGCCGCGCACGTGGAGGCCCGACGTGTCGGCCTTCGCGATGCCAGCCTTGGTCCTCAGGGGCGAGAGGTAGCCCTGGACGATGAGTTCCTTAACGCCCACTTCGTAGCAGACGTGGTTCAGGAAGTGGTCGGGCCGGCAGATCATCCCGCTCGTCATGCGGAACGGCGTCGCCGTGAGGCCGATGACGCGCACATGCGGGTTCACGACCTTCGCGTCCGCGAGGAACGTCTGGTACATCCCCTCCCCCTCGGGCGGAATCATGTGCGCTTCGTCGATGAGACATAAGTCGAAGGCCTCCAGCTCGGCCGCGCGCTTGTAAACCGACTGGATGCCGGCGACGAGACAAGAGTGCTCCGTGTCGCGCCGCTTGAGGCCCGCCGAGTAAAGGCCCACGTGAAGGTGCGGCGCCATGCGGTCAAGCGTCCGTGCGGTCTGCTCCAGGAGTTCCTTCACGTGCGCGAGGACCAGCACCCGCCCCTTCCAGCGCGTCACGGCGTCGTCGGCCATCCTGGCCATCACGGGGGTCTTCCCGCCGCCGGTCGGGATGACGACGCAGGGGTTGTCGTCCCGCTCCCGGAGGTGGCGGTAAACGGCCTCGACGGCCTCACGCTGATACGGTCTGAGCGTCAGCATGCTTTCGGCGCTTGCGTTTCTCGTGCCAGTCGATGACGGCCCTGCGGTCGCGGATCGGCTGGGCGGACGCGACGATGGCCTTCACGAACCGGAGCGTGAGGTCGGGTTCGCTGGCGAACGACTTCTCGTAGTACACGTGGAACGACCACACACGAAACTTCGCCTCAATCCTCTGCCAGTCCCGGTCCGACATGCGGCGCTCCACACAGCGGACACCTCTCGAGCGGCAGCGCGTCGAGGCGGACGCGACAAGCGCCGCCCTCGACCGGCCGGCGCCGCACGGTCACGAGGAGGTCGACCTGGCTGTCGTCCTCGTACGCGCCGCCGCGTTCGAGCGCATCCAAAAGGCTTTTTTGCAGATTATCGAGGTCGCGACGCCGGCGGTCCGGCGGACGGACCTCGACGGCCAGTGCCAACCGCCCGTCCATCGGCCGCACGCCCCGGGCCGCGAGGATCGCCGTCACGCGCTGGCGGAACCGGCGACCCTCGCGACTCACGAGCACCCGTCCCTCGACCATGCGGAAGTAATGGTTGACGCTCGGCGGATAGGGCAACGAGAGGTCAAGCATGGGCGGTGTCGGCCGGGGCCCCCTCGGTCACGCGCCGGCCCCGGGCGATGCGATGCACGTCCTGGCCCACCTTCACGCCCACGGCGTCGGCGATCTCCACCACGGCCCGGGCGAGGATACGCGACACGTGTTTGCCCGAGGCGCGAGGCGCCCCGCCGGTCCTGCGCACGGACCAGACCATCTCGCAGGCCTCGGCCGCCGCCCGGACGTTGTTCTCGGTGCAGGCGAAGCCGAGTTCCGCGCTCGCCTGCCGCGCGACGACACCATAAGACGGCCGCTCCCGGTGAATCTGGTCGCGGTGCGCCTCCAGCCAGCGGGCCAGGGCGATGAGCTCCTTGTGGCTCATCTGCTTTCGCACGGGTCGGGCCTCCTACGTCCGCGCCCAGGGCGGGGTGCTGGTGGTCGCATGCTGGGGCTCGCCGGCGGCGGCCTCCTTCTTGGCGTAGCCTTTGACCTCGTTGACCATCTCGCCGGTGTCCTCGCGCTTCTTGACGCGGACGCTGATCTGAAGCGGCAGGTTGTGGAGGTCCTGCGAGTCCCGCGGCGTCATGACGCCCACGGCCCTGCAGATGGCCGAGAGCTCGGCTTTGGCGATCTGGACGGTCGTCGGGTTCGGGTTGTCCAGGTTCAGCCGGGCCCACAGGATGCGGTTCTTGTGCGGCCCCTCGAGGACCTGGAACGTGAGTTCCAGGTAGTTTCCCACGCCGGACTTCGTCCGCTTGAAGTCCGAGGCGATGATGGCCGCCAGGTACTTCCCGGCCGGCAGCGGGTCGAAACTCGCGGTCGGTTCGACGTCGTTCGCATTGAAGCCTTGCAGGTTAGCCATGGGTCTTCTCTCCTTCCTTGGGGGTGCGTGCGGCGGTCATGAACTTCGCGTAGGCGCTGAAGTCCAGGGGCAACTCGTCCGGCAGGCCGAGGCGGTTCTTGGCGACGTGGGCCGGCCGCTCGGTCGCGTAGAGGACGCGCTCTCCCGTGCCGGTGCCCCGGGTCTTCTTGCGGTTGAAGCCCTCGTCCGTCTGGCGGGTGTAGACCTTGTAGGTCGCGAACAGGACCTCGTCGCACCATTCCTGGACGACGGCCGAGGCCAGTTTGTGGAGGCGCGGGGAGTAGCGGTCGTAGGACTCGTGCTCGGGGTCGTCGAACTTGGCGATCTGCGAGTGGGCGACCAGCAGGACCGTCATCCCCCGGTCGCGCCGCAGCGCGTCGAGGCCGGCGATGACGTCACGCCACTGGCCGAGGGCGAACGCGTAACCCTTCTGGTAGCCGATGTCCTCGATGCTCTCGACCATCCGCTTGCGGCAGACCTCGGCCCAGATCATCCGCTCGAGCCAGTCGAGCGTGTCGATGACGACGGTCCGGTACGGGTGCTTCTCGGTGTAGAGTTCCGCCAGGGCCTTGATGACGTGCTCGTAGGTCTCGGCCAGGGGGAACTTGTCGCACTCAATCTCCCCCAGGCCGTCCTCGGTCTGGATGAAGATGGGCCGGTCGCTTCGGGCGGCGAAGGTCGACTTGCCGATGCCGTGGGTGCCGTACAGCATCACCCGCCGGGGGGCGGGCGCCTTGCCGCGGTGAATCTGGTCCATGAGCGTCATGCGCGGGTTCCTTTCCGGTCAGAGGTAATCGATGGTCCTTACGCCTGGGTCTCCGCGCACCGCTTGTCGCAAGCCAGCTCCACCGCCTCGACGCGGAAAGCCTTCGGCCCGAACTCGTGGACAAGGAGCGACGTGAAAATTCGGGCCAGGTCGCGGCCCACGTCGCTCGTCGCGTCGATGGCGCAGGCCCGCCGCTCCTTGTCGAGCGAGTGCCGGGCGTCCATCGCGACGCGGGCGGCGCCATGGAGGCCCTCCGCCGCCAGGACACCGAGGAAGAGCGTCTCCTCGACGTCCTTGAGCGGCACCCGCTCGTCGAAGCGGTAGCGGTAGGCGCTCGCGCTCATGCGGTTCCTTTCGCCAGACGTGTCCCTTCACTACCTACCGCCGGGAGGACGGACCTGTCGGTCAGAGGTAGCGGTCCATGCCGGCCTCGCGGAACCGCGCGCGGACGGCCGCGATCCGCTCGTAGAGGCGAGCGCGCGGCACGCCCGTCTCCCGCGAGATCTCAAGGACCGTCTGCGTCTTGAGGCGAACGCAGAGGTCCCGCAGGTCGTCCGGCAGCCCCTCGACGACGGTGGTCGTGTCCAGCGCCAGTTCGACCTGTTCCTGGCGAGACCGGCCGAGGCGACCAGCGCTTGCGAGCGCCTCGTCCTCGGTCACCGTCTCCACGCGCCGGGTCCACTTGCCGTCCTCGTCGTGCACCCAGTCGTCGAGGCTGCACTCGACGCGCCGCGGGTCGCGGCACGCCACGCGGCGGTGCTCGATGATGTTGGCGATGCGGTTGTCGATGAGGCGCGAGACGAAGGTCTTCGCGCCGGCGCGCTTGGCGTCGAACTTCGGCAGCCGCGCCAGGATGTCCGCCAGGAGTTCTTGCCGGAGGTCCTGGAAGTCGGATTCCGTGAAGCCGTTGCGCCCGATCATCTGCCGGGCCTTGAAGTGTGTGCGTTTCATCGCGTACTTGAGGGTTCCGTCGAAATCCATCGCTTGCTCCTCGTGGGGCCGAGGAGGTCGCGCGGGTGTCGACGGATGCCGCTGGTGGCGTAGGGCAACAGAAAAGGCGTTGCGAGTTCGCGGTTCTCCGCGACACCCGCAACGCCTCGGCTCAGCCGCTGGTTAGTTGCGCTGTGTCTGTTTCGCCTTCTGCCCTACGCCGTGTGTTCCTGTTCGATCTCGATGAGAACCGGCAGCCCGTGTTGAACCTTGACCGTTACTTGCGCCCCATCTGGGGCCCGGGCCACGTGGTCCAGTACAGTCGTCACCTCCTTTCTGAGATTGAAGTTGGCGAGTCGCGCTTCTGGGCGCGCGCGGTTGTTCCCGCCGGCCACCCTCACCGTCCGCACCGTGCAGACCCGCCTTGTGGAGTCCGGCTGGCCGGCCCGGATGAAGAACACCACCCGGCCAAAGTTCAGGTCCTGCATCATCTCGACCAGCCGCTTCCACAGCTCCGACAACATCTGTTTCGTCATGGCAATGCCTCCTGCGAGCCAGAACTTACGCGCGGTCACCGCGACCGCGCTTCACAAGAGTATTCTTGGGGAAACGGTCGAAGGCTTGCAGGACAGGTCGGAGGTGGGGAAGACAGGTCGGACGCCACAGAAGGGGCTCGGCCCACGATTCTGCCGCAGCGTACACCGGGGTCGAGACAGGTCGAAGATTCTCAAGACAGGTCGGCGGTCACCGCGCCTGGGCGGGCCGGAGCGCCACCGAGAAGGGGTTGATGCGGTAGCCGCCGTCGGCGTCCGCCTGGCTGGTCATGCGGCACGTTTGGACGATGTCTTCGCGGCCGACGGGCAGGCCGAGCTTGCGCTTCACGGCGGTCTCGATGTCACTCTGGAGGTTGTTCACGACGCGGCGCAGCGTGGTAGCATCGTCGTAGCGCTTCTGTTCCTCTTCTTCCATCAGGTCCAGAAGCTCTTTCAGACTCGTGGCCCGGAACCGCTCCGGCGGGATCTGTTCAAGAAGATCTTCCACGAAACGGCGCCACAAAACCCTGAACACGACGAGGCGCGGCCCCGCCTGCCGGTTGACGACGATCTCGCCCTCCACGCGGACGACTTCCTCGTCGAACTCCACGGTGAAGAGCCGCTCGGAATGAGGCTTCTCGACCGGCTGAACCAGAATGTGGCCTTTGGCGTATACCGGAATGGTCACCTTGGCCGTGGAATGCGGCGCGGGGGCCTCGGCAAGCCGTGCGAGCGCCTTGGCCAAGCCAACCTTGCCGGCGACCAGGTCGGCCAGGGAGATGCGGCAAAGCCAATCTTCCTGAATGAAGCGGCCCTCGAACGCCTTCGGGTTGACGGCCACGAAGCACGTCGGCTCGCCGGCGGCGCGGTCGCGGTCGTTGAATCTGTGGTCGACCGGTCCGTCGAGGTCCACCACGTAGACCGACACGCCGGTCTGCCCCAGGTCCGGCAAGAGGAACGCGCCTTGGCCCAAGTCCCGGACTCGGGCGTCGACCTCCGCGAGCCTCCGGCCGAGGTATGACAGGACCCCGTCCTGGCGGACATGGACCTCAAGGACCGGGTGGCGGAGTTTCCCATAGCGGAAGGGATAGACGGGCCGCTCGCACTTGGGGCAGCGAAACTCGTCGCCGTCCTCGTCGGCGCCCGAGTCCAGGTAGATGCGCCCCCGGCAGTGCCGGTTGCGGGGCGGAAAGTCGCGGTCCCGAGGCTCCGCACAGCGCACGTATTCCCGGAACGCGGGTTTGATGAGGCCAAGCGACTCTATCTTCGTCGCGGCCAAGCGCAGGGCCGGCGGGGGGTTCTCGACCTGCCGGCCGTCTTCCAGGAGGACCGCGGCGTGCTCAAGCGCGACGCTTGAACCGCTTCTCGGTCGAGAGGATCGGGATGCCATGCGTGTCCCTCATGAAGTTCTCGAAGCGCCTCCGCGCCGAGGCGTTGAGGCGATGGTCGAAGTACCGCACAATGAACTCGTCCGGGCCTGTGTCCTGCTTCTCGAACCGGATGTCGATCCGCTTGTTCTCGCAGACAACCTTGACCTTCTCGATCCGCTCAATGTCGGCCGAGAGGTTGCCATGGTCTCGCTCGATGGCCGCGATGGCGCGGCGCATGACGGCCTCGTCGTCGTGGCACAACCGCATGTCGACGCCATGGACGGGTGAACTGCGAACCTCCAAGTCAACGAGGCTGAGGCCATTGCAGGTGCCGGCCTTCATCTGGTCCAGCAGGCGTTCGATCTGTTTGGCGTAGGTAATCCGGCACTCGTTGTCGTATTCCACGTCGCGGCCGAAGTACGCCGACGCCAGGGCGTTGGCGATCTCCAGGGGCACGTCCGGGCTGTCCGACGAGATGTTGACGCGCCGCGCGTTGTCGGCGAAATCCAGGATGATCCACTCGGCCCGGTGGCCATGCTGGATGCTGCCGTCGCGGATGATGTGCTGGCGGCGCTCCGGCCGACGGATGAACAC